CAGATGATGAACAATACGAGTTTGATTTTACCCCTAATGAAGCAATAGAACATTTGAGACAACGGACAGCAATAAAGCGATCTGATTTTGATTTACTCGATAGACAAGCAAAGTTTAAATCTTTTACAGCAGTAAAACTTGCGTCAGTTCAAGCAATGGACAAAATGAAAGATCGACTAACAAAAAACTTAAAAGAGGGTGAATCTTTAGGTGATTTTATAAAGAGTGTGAAGAGTGAAGTGTGGAGTGTGGAGTCAGGTGGAAACGGCACGTTGCCCAACAACTCCACTCTCAACACTCCAAACTCCAAACTGCAGGCTGAAAGCCTGCTAGACCCTAATTATCTTGAGGTGGTTTATCGTAATAACATTGGGTCAGCATATAACGCTGGTAAAATGGAGGCTGCTAAAAACGATGAAGACCTCTATGCTCTGGAGTTTGTTGCTATCACTGATGATAGAACTACTGATATTTGTGATAAACTTAATGGTGTAGTAAAGCCTGTCAATGATGAGTTCTGGAAAGAGTGGACACCGCCATTACACCATAATTGCAGATCAACTTTTATCGAGAGATACGACTTTGAGAGTAATAAACCACCTATCACTGATGACAAATATTTAGAAAAACTACCAAAGAGAAATGATTTTTCGGGTAGTGCTTCGTGGTTTAGTCTACCAGATAAATATTTAAAACAATTATCAGAAATAGATAGAGAGACTGCTAATTTTATTCTTTTAGATGATGATAAAAAAGCTAAAGCTATAACAAGAGAGTTTAGAAAACTAGATAAAATCGATCTACATTTTGATTTAAAAAATGTAGAGATAAAAGTAAAAGAAATTAGAGATGCTCAAGGTCAGAAAGCAAATGCTAGTTATGAAAGGATTGAGAAAAAAGGGATTATATCATTCGATAAAGATACTGCACCAGATTTTTATAGGACAATTAGGAAGATAAATAAAAAGCAAGATTTAAATGAAAGTGATGTTATAGCTTTTAGTTATTTCGGACACGAAGGGACACATCGAGATCATAAACGTATGATAATAACAAAAAATCAAGACAATCTATTTGAAAAGGCTTACGAGTGTTTTGTAGAAAAAATAGGGAGAACCCGCACAGTAGACTATTTATGTGATATTTATGGTGAAGATAAAAGAGTCGACTTCACAAAATGGGTTAATAATAGCAATGCTTATAAAAAAAGAGTAGATAAGTTAAATAAGTTTTTTGAAAAGAATAATATTGATGGTGATAAAGTAACTAATACTGTAAATGAGAAATTAAAAATCTTTAACACTAATACAACTATTTCCCAATTAAAAACAGTTTTAGAAAGTCAAAAATATGGTAAGTTTGAAGACGAAGATCTTAAAAGGTTATTTGATTAGCAGGGGTCTCTAGGTGTGACTAATTCAAAATTATCTATGATAAGCTCTCCTACTCGATTTTCTTCACTCATTTTGTTTAGATATTTTTGGGATGTTTCTTCATCTCCACGCCATTTATAAAGAATGGCAATATCGAGATAGCAATCGTCTTGACTCATACCAGATTCTAAAAGTTCTTCTAAAGTGTCATAAACACACATATAGCCACGTTCTTCATCAGTCATATTATGGTCGAAAATTGTTTCTATCTTTTTATCTGGTTTCTTATCCATATTTAAAGCCCCTTTAAACACTAGTATAATATATCGTCAATAAAAAATCAAATAAAAAAATAAAAATATTTTAAAACTCAAAATAAGCCCTATATTGCAATCTCTTTTTGTAAAACATAAAAAGTCATACTAAAAAAAAAAGAACAGTTGTTAAACAGCTTTTTTTTCGTTAAAGGTAAAATGTTATAGTTGGTTTACCCCCTATTTGCTCTTATTCTAAAACATTTTTTAATCTTTTTTGTTTTCTATATTCCCACGGTGGAATAGCTTCTTTATTCTGCCATAGACCTTTCTCCTTTGCACCTTTTTCTGCTTTGATATATTCTTCTTTATCATCTTCAGCTAAATATTGAATATAAGCCCACGCACCACCATCTTCAAGCATTTTAAGATTAATATTCTCTCCATCTAAAAAAATAACTGCAACCATTCTCTTATATCGATCAATATCCTTTTTTTCTATTTCGACAACTCTATTCAAAACGTAATTTGATAACATCTTTTCGCTTTCACGCCCATATACTTGATCTATTTCTGGTGTGTCAATCCCATATAGTCGTATCCGTATCTTTTGTCCGTCACTCATTACAGTTACAGTGTCACCATCAGCAACCTTAATTACAACTGCCTCAAAAGAATAAATAAAAATGGGAATAGACATCAAAAAATAAAATAAAATAATTAACCCTTTTCTCATATTTTTACCTCACAAAAATAATTTATTATCTATATTAACATTTTTTTAAAAAAACAAAAGATTTTATTATAATTCGTCCCGTGATATTTTTCTTTGTTTTGTATAATAAAAGTAGTTGTCAGTAGTCAGTTATCAGATGGTTTTGCGACTGCGAGTATAAAGCGTGGCAGGAAGCAATCCAGTATCTATAATGGACTGCCACGCCTAACGGCTCGCAGAACGTGACTGACAACTGCGAAGCATTGCGAGCGAAAGCGAAGCAATCTATAGTGGATTGCTTCGGGGTTTCACCCCTCGCAAAACCAACTAGTACAAAAGGAGCATTTGTGTTATTAGAATTGGCACGTGTTGGAAATCATCGTAACGGACAATACTTAACAAAAACAGATTTAGAACAAGCAATTAAGAACTTCAAAGATACAAGACCTGTAACTATAGGACATATAAAAAACGGGAAAGAGCCTAAATATGGCGATGTGAAAACTCTATCAATAAAAGGGAATAGATTGATCGGAGATGTTTCATTACTTCCAGAAGTAGAGCCACTATTTAAAAAAGGGTTATACAATAAATGGTCGAGCGGATTTAAAAAAAATAATGATATAGGGACATATTTACACCATTTAGCTTTATTGGGTGGAGAGCCACCAGCTATTGAAGGACTTAACGTTGTAGAGTTCGTTGATAATGCAGAATGCAAAATGAAAAATGCAGAATGGTTGAAAATGCAAAATGCAGAATTATTAAAAAGAAATGAAAAAACGGGAGATATTCAATTTTTGGTATTTAGTGATCAAATAATAAAAGAAAAAAATAAGGAAGGTAAAAAAATGGATGAGGATTTAAAGAAGGCTTTGGAGGGTATCCAAAAGTCTATTGACGAATTGTCAAAAAGAGTTGAGACGATAGAAAAAGGGAAAGATGAAGCTAAAAAAGAGGATAACCCTACACTTGAAAAAGAAAACGAAGAGTTAAAAAAGCAAGTGAAAGAGTTCGCTGATTCTATTAAAAAAAATAAATCTGACAATTTAAAGAAAATGTTAGAAGGGAAAATACCAAAAGAGAAAGTTGATGCATTGATTGGTAAGTTGGATAAAGCTGATACATCTTTTGATTTTAGTGATGGTGATTGCCACGAGCCTAAAGGCTCTCGCAACGACGGGCGTTTGGATATTTATGATCTGATAGTTAATACTTTTTCTGGTATTCCAGAGGCTGTTAAAGAGGGTGAAATCAACTTTAGTGATGGTAAAAATCCATCTATATCTACAAGTGAAATACTTGCAAAAGTGTGAAGTGTTAAGCGGAGCGTTGCTCCGCAGTGTTGAGTTTGGAGAGTGGAGTGTGGAGTTAAGAAAAGCTCCACCAACTCCACACTTCACACTTCACACTCCACACTCAACACTCAACACTCAAAAATATAAAAATATAAAAATATAAAAATATAAAAGGAGAATTGGAAAAGAAATGGCAGAGTTTAATGCTAATTTAGGGAAAATATCTATTAGTGAAGAGAATGTGATCGATCCATCACATTCACCAGTTATAGAGACGGTAGAGATAGGACAAATCACTACTACATACCCTGACGATTTTGTTAGAAGGGACAATAAAAACGCTTATTTATTGGTTGCGGGCTGTGTTCTCGCTATGTCACAAGCAGGTGAGTTAAAACATTTTAGTAACTTTGATAATGATGAGGACAGGCTTGTTGTTCTAGTAAATGATGTTGATACAGAAAAGGATAGTGCTGCTAATGTAATGTTTCATGGAACAATAAAAGGGCACAGGTTATGGGCTGATGTTAATAGACTTGGTATTTTATGTGGTAATGATATTCCTATTGATATAAAAAGGAAATTAAGAAACAGCGGGATTTATGTAGTTTAGGGGCTGTTAGCCCCCAGTGTGGAGTGTGTTCAGGGTGCGTTGCACCCTAGTGTGGAGTGTGGAGTTGGTTAAGGTCAACTTTACATATCATATTTTACACTCCAACAAAAATAAAAATAAAAGGAGACGTGGAATATGTTGTATGGATGTAATGGAGTAATAACTCCACACTCCACTCTCAACACTCCACACTAAACGAAATGAATATAGAGAAGATTTTTACTAGAGAGGTTATTGTAGAGACATTAAAGAGGTTGCCACCTATTACATCACCTCTTATCGATGGTATCTACAAAACAAAAAAGCAACATCCGTTTACTATTATTGGAATAGACGAGATAAAAAAGATAATCAATAATGTCCCAGTGATCAAGCGTGGTTCGGCGGCTTATAGACTGGATTCAGGATCGACTGAAGTATCTTTTATTGAGCCTCAACCGATAGAAATTGAAGATTTTGTATCGGCTAAAGATGTAAATGATATGAAGATGTTCAAACCAGAAGATGATAAAGTCTGGATAGACAACAGAATAAGCGATTTGCGTCTAAATGTCAGGACAACTTGTGAGGCAATGGCAGCTCAGTCATTATTAGGAAAAATAACCTACCCAATGAAGATGGATTCTGGTTATGGTGATTATACTGTAACTTTTGGAACACCTTTAACAGAAACTTGTAGCAAGAAATGGGATGTAACGACTACAAAATTATCTGATATTTTAGACTTATTAATCAGAATGCAAGACGCAATCAAAAAGAAGTCTGTATTTGGAGGGCAGATAGTAATAAAAGCGGGGTCAAAAGCGTTTTTGAAATTAGCTGATCATGTAATGAATATGACAAATGACAACCGCGTAAATGCAACTGTAACAGAGGCAAATATAATATTTGCAGGGTTTAGGGTTGAGTTGCATTCACAAACTTATTACAATCTTAAAACAAAAGAGACGGTTTCACAAGTTAATGATAACAAGATCGTAATGATCGCAACAGACGCCCCACATACATTATTTTATACTGCAATCGATGATATAGAGGCAAAGTTGCAAGCTCTCCCATTATGGATTACTACCGAGTTATCGAAGAACCCTAGTGGGATGAAAATATTCGGGAAATCAAAACCGCTCCCTATCCCAGTGGTAAATGCGATTTGCTGGAGTGAAGTGGTGTTTTGAGTGTGGAGTTTGGAGAGTGGAGAGTGGAGTGATAACAACAAAAGAATTAAAAAAAGAGATTGGGACTTATCAGTATGATACTTTAACGGGTGATGATGATCGCAATGGGAAACGAGCCTTATCAAAGGCAACTATTTGGGTGCAATCTCGTTTTCTTGCATGTGGAAAAGATATAGCTACGATTGATTGGAATAATGAGCTTGTGAAAGAGGCTCTTTTAAAAAGAGCTTCTTATGAACTTTATTCAAGTCGAGAACAAGAGCAGATTGCAAAAGATAAAAAAGAGGATGCTCTTGAGCTTTTAGCAGGGTATCTCGGAACGTGCGTATATAAGGGGATTGAGAATAATTCTGATGAGAATATCACATATCCTGTTGCTGTTGTAAGGAGAGGGGGGGAATAATGCAAAATGTCCGAATATTTTCCCCCGCTACAGCGGGGGTGAGTTCCTCATGCAGAATGCAGAATTGAAGAAAGTAAAGAACACGTGCAAAATGGAGGAACGTAGGTGATTAAATATAATTTTATCGGGCTTGATACTTTTCAAAAAGCAATGGGAATAATGGCAAAAAAGTTTGATACATCTGTTTTAACTTCTAAAATAGCAAAATATTTGAAATCGTCAACAATGAGAAAAATCAGCGATGGGAAGTTTGAGAATGGAGAAAAACCATTAAGTAGCTTGACTTCATCTACTAGACGTGGTGGTAATGCTAAACCACTACAAGATACAAATACGTTTTTAAAATCGATTGAAGAGGTATCAACTTCAACGGAAGTTGCTGTCGGGAGTAACCTCCCATATTCTAAAATGATTACTGAGGGTGGAACAATAAAGCCCAAAAAAGCAAAAGCACTCTGGATACCAGCCTCTAACGATGTAGCAACAAAGATTAAGCAGGGGATGACAATTGGACAAGTGATAGAGGAATATAAAAGTAATGGTTGGAATGTCTTTATCCCACCAAAATATAAAAATAAAGGTGAAGGGGTAATGCTTGCTGAAAGAAAAGAGACAAAAAATAAGGGGAAACGAAATGAAAAAGACACTCATGAGACTAAAATGCTTTTTATTATACGGAAAAGTGTAAAGATACCAAAGCGAAACCCTTTTTATGTAGATAAAGATGATGAAGAAGTTATTAATGATCTTGCGATAGATTTTTTAAAAGGACTAACTAAATGATAGATTTGTTACATACTTTTGGGAAATATTTAAAAGAGAATACAGAATTACCTTTTGTAATTCACCCGACCACAGCAACATATAACGAACCATATTTAGAGATTGTTCCTGTTGGTTTGAATTATAGTCAAGTAACCAATGATAGATTATACGGGACAACAGAACTTGTAGGTATCGATATAAAAGTAAGTTTGGTTGCAACGGGGAATGAGGTAACATTCCTTAAATATGTATTAAATGGCTCTTTAACATTAAATAAACTTTTTAATACAGGGTATAAAACAACAAAAAAGTTCCCTTTTAAAAAGTGGTATTTTACATATACTTACGAAAAAAAAGAGAATGGACGATTTTATTCTTTACCTGATGGAGAGACTGGAGTTGAATATAGGGAAGTTTGGGATATTCAAATTATAGTTCCAATTGAAGCAATAACTAATGGGAAGAATAATGAAGAATATATAATAAAAGATATAACATTTAAAAAGAGTGTTGAGAGTGGAGTGTGAAGAGTGGAGTTAAGCGAGGCGTTGCCTCGCAGTGTTGAGTGCTTCGTTAGGAGTGTGGAGTTATGAAAAAAAATAGCGATGATGATTTTTCAATGACTAGTGGAATGGAAGAACTCTTTGATGTAGATGAGCTTTGTAAAGAGGCGAATCTATCAGTTTTTCAAGTCGCAATGATAAAAAGACTAAAAAAGTGGTTACCTAAAAAAAAGGTAACAAAAGAAGAGTTTGCTTCAGCGATTCAAGAATTAAAAAGGAGAAAATTATTATGAATGGTGATGTAACAATAGTAAAAAAAGACAATAACAGCGGGTCTCCATCGGGGGGTAATTTTCCGTTGGTAGTTGGAACGTGTACATCTGGGGATATTGGAAAAGTTGTAATTGTAGGACAGGATACTAATCTTGAAGAGAAGTTCGGTTTTGGAAATCTTGTTGACAAATTAGGCGACTTATTTAATCACGCGGGGAGTAATGCAGGTGCATTAGTTGTTAGGGTTAATGCCTCTATAGCTGGAGTTATAGGAACAGTAAAAGAGACGAAAAAAGGGACTGGAACAGTAACAATATCTGGTGATCCTCTCATAAATGCCTCTATAATTGTGAAAATTACAAAGGACGGAACTCTAAATACGGCAGAATGTAAGTACTCTATAGATAACGGAGATAATTTCTCTGGTGTATTATTAATTCCAATTGATGGGGCAATAGTTATTGAAAATACTGGAATAACTTTTATTTTTAATGGGGATTTTAAAAAAGATGACACTTTTGAGCTTTACATAAAAGGTCAAAGTGCAAGTATAACCTCAATTATGGAGGCAATAAAAGAGCCGCTTGAAGTCTATGATGTCCCTCTTGTGTTCATTACAGAGCCGACTAACTCTATTGATTGGGTAGGATTGGATTTAAAGGGACGTGAATTATTTAATAAACATAGACCGACATTCTTTTTGTGTTCTACTCGTATACCCGCAGAAAACGAGCAACTTGATGATTGGATAAATGAAATGGTAGCCGATACTGACGGCTTTGCAAGTGATAATGTCGCAGTATGTTGTGGTTATGGTTACATAATGGATAGAAAAGGGATAAAAAAAGAGAGAGATATATCGGGGATCGTAGCAGGTTTTATCTGTAATTCCGATGTGAATCAGTCTATAGCTGAAGTTA